GTGCGATCCGCCCGTCGTTTGCCAGAGTCCGCGGCCGGCCTTCTGGGCTTCGCGCTGGGCGGCGACCTGGTCTTTTGTGGCCTGGCTCTCGCACTTGGCCAGACCGGCACGCAATTGGGCAATGCCGAGGTCCGCCCCGGCCTCGCCAAAGACCTGGCCCACCAGGGGCCTGCCGAGGATGCCGCAGAGTCGAACTGCTTTTGCCGGTGCCCCGGCCGATGTGCCGTCTCCTATAGCCGCACGCGAAAAGCGATGATCGTTCAGATCGCCAGGTCCAGCAGCGTCAGCTCCCGCCGGCGGAGATCCATGCCGGCCGCGTCCGGGCCCTCCGGCATGACGTCGCCCGACTTGCCCGGCGAATCCGGCGGGCCGCCGTCGCCCGGGGCTTCGAGCTTGGCCTTGCAGGCGGCGCAGGGCTCCTTGGCCATCGTGACCACGCGAGACTCGTGTTCCACGTGATCGCAGCCGCAGGCCTGCATCTTTTCGCCGCAGAGCCGGCAGAGCGTCAGGTGATGATAGGCCAACGTCGAACGGCAGCCGTCGTGCAGGGCATTGCTGGGACCGCCGGGGTACGGATTGTCGTCCCCGTTTTCTGGCTGGTCCGGTGCACCAGGTTCATCCTGGCCGCCGATCGAAGAACCGGGATCGCCGAGCATGGCCCGGATGTCGCGGATCTGTTGGCGGAGAAGCTTGCGAATGCCGCCGTTTCCCACGGCGGCCATAGCCTCCTTCGCAGTCTTGCCTCCTTGCACCTGCTGGAGCAAATATAGGTTGGTTTGGTGCGCGTCGCAAATGCCCTGCAAAAAATTCTGGAAACCGGGGTTGTCGGTGGAAAGCCCGAGAGCCGCTTTGAGGGCCTCGGCGAGGGCCGCCTCGGCCTGCAAACCGGCCGCCACGGCATTTTCCCCGGCCCACTCGGCAACGCGGCTAGAGGCCGCCTGGATGGCCTGTACGGGTTCCACGGCCGCCGGGCCAAAGGCCGCGACCATCTTTTCGGCCAGGGCGTCGTATTCGTCCACCAGGCCGGTGTAGAGCCGCTCGAAGAGCAGATGCTGCCCGTAGAAGGTCGCGCCGCTGGTCTGCCAGTGGGCCGAGTGATAGAGCCAGTTCTGGGCCCGCAGCATGCCCAGCACGCGTTGCAGGGCCGCCTGGAGCGAGTTTTGCTCGCCGCCGCCCGATCCGTCTGATCCGTCGCCCGCCGCCAGATCCTCGCCGTAGCGGCGATCCAGGTACCGCCGCAGGAAGGCCTGGCAGCGATCGGCGACGAAGGCCCGCGGCTTGCCGGCGAACTGCTTGTCGAGCATCTTCGCGCCGGCGAAGACCACGCCGTTAGGGATCTCTTCGAGGCGCTCGGGGGTGAGCTGGGCGGAAAGCAGCCCGTCGACGGCGTCGCCGGTGTCCACCACGTCGGCGGCGTGCAGGGCGGTGGGCCGCCAGAGCGGCGGCAGCTCGTTGCCCTCGGCATCGGTGAGGGGAACCCCCTTGGCGTCGATGCGGTATTCTCTCTCCGTACTCAGCACCAGGCTGCTGCTGATCGCGTCCGGATCGCTCTCGGCCGCCGTCATGAGCCAGTCGGCCATGTCGAAGGAGGCCTTGTGGGCTGCTGGATTGATCCAAAGATCCCCGCGGACGCAGGCCACCGGATCGGTCTTCTGCGCGCCTTCGCTCTCACGCACCGTGAGCATGTCGAGCCAGGGATCTTTGAGCCTGCCGAGCAGTTTTCCGATTCCATCGTTGCTCTCGTCCGGATGCGCGAGGCGCGATTTCAGGCCGTTCGGGGAAGCCTTGATCAGCTCCAAAATCGTCTGCAGGGCCTGCTTGTCGAACTCGCCGCGGCCTTCGCTCTTGAACGGACCTTCCTGGGCGACGATGAAGCCGCGGATGACTTCCTTCTCGCGGTCGACGCCGATCGGCCGTCCGCTGGTGGAGACCTTCAACCACTGGGTGTTTTCGCTGGCGGGTTTGTTATCGTTTGCCATGGTCGCGTGTTCTTTCTGATGGGCCGCGTTTGCTTCTGGTGCTGCTGGTTCGGGGGGCTTGCCGATGGAAATGCCGTACTGCGTGTATTCCGTGCCGTCCTCGCCGACGTCGTGCCAGTTCTCCAGCCAGGTCAAGGCGTCCGGCTGGTCGGCCGGCACTACCGACTGGTCGCGATAAACGAGCACCCGGCCGGGGGCGGCGAGGTTGCCCATATCCGTCTCTTCGGCCTTCGGCACGTCGCCGCCGGGCATGCCCAGGGCGTTCTCGATCGAGGAGTCCTGAATGATCACGTAATCCGGGATCACGCCGATCACCAGGACCCAGTGCCCGTAGTCCCAAAGGGCTTTTGCGGAGCGGACCCCGGTGTAGTCCTGAACGGGGCAGATCACGGGCCGGCCGGCGGCGATGCTCTCGGCCAGGTCGTCGATCGACATATTCTGCTGGGCGACGACGTCGCAGCCCAAATCGGTAAAGGCCTTGATGATTGCCTGGGCGCTGGTTGACTTTTCCTCGCTGCTTCCCAGGAGCGTGACCCAGCCGGCGAGCGTGTCGGGCCCGATGCCCCAGAGGCTGGCGGCGGATTTCGAGGCGCAATCGCCGCACTCCCAGTGATCGGGTTGGCGGACATCGGCCGGCTTGAGGATTGTGATTTGCTTGGTCATTCGGGTTCTCCGCTGGGCAGCGGCAAGGGGACGTGGAGCGGGTTGTGTTCCGGCGAGCAGGAAGCGGCCAGCGTGGAATCGGGTGCCTGGGTCTCGACCTCGTAACCGCAGGCCCGCAGGGCGTGCCTGAGCGTTTGCTCCTTGGCCGGCGTGTACTCCCGCATCAGGTCGACCGCGGAGCTGAGGGCATGTAACTGTTCGGGGCTTGTGATTCGCATTAGGAACTTTCAACAGGAAGACGCGAAGGTTTCAGGCGATGGCTTTGCGGCGGGTTTTGTGGGCGGAAAGCCAGGCCTCGATCCGCTCCACGCTGGCCGCGAAGAATACCGGATCGAGCTCGATGCCGCTAAACTTCCGGCCCGTCTCCAGGCAGGCGATCGCCGTCGATCCGCCGCCCATGAACGAATCCAAGACCCGCTGTCCGCGGCGGGTGTGGAGGCGGATAAAATGGGCCGCAAGTTCCCATGGCTTCGGCGTGGGATGATCGCCTTCCTTGGGAATGATTTTCTTGATGCCCTTGTAACCCGGCCGGATGATGTTTTCGATCTTGTGGCTATGGTCGAACCAGGCGGTCTTGCCTTTGCCCTTTTGCGCGACGAGGACCGTTTCGTAGCTCCGGCGGTAGTGCCAGCCCATGCCGATCGGCCCTTTGTCCCAGACGACCATCTGCTTGAAGTGCATCACCTCGTCGATCCACAGGCTCCAGCGCGCGAATTGCGGATCAGGACCGCCGCCGCCGCAGCAGCAGCAGCAGCAGCAGCAGCAGCAGCAGCGCAAAAGCCGTGCCCATTGCGGAAAAACCGAACGGATTAGTTGATTGGCTTCCGGGCCGTCGTTTAGGATCGGACGACCCAACGGTGAATCTTTCCCGTAGGGAGTCTGCCCTAGGGCAGACTCCCTACGGTGAATGAGGTCGTTGTTGTTGTTGTTGTGGCCGTATGGCGGATCGGCAAAGATGAAGTCAATGCTGGCAGATTTCAGATCGGGAAGCACGCGCAGGCAGTCGCCCTTATAGAGCCTAATGCCGTGTTTCCGATCTTCCCAATCTGCTTTTGGCATTCTTCGCGCCTTCGTGGTTAATCTTGTGCTTTCAGTCCGTGACTTTGGGAGCGTTCATATGCAGGGCCACAATGGCCAGGGCCAGCCGCCAGTCGAACCAGAAGAGCCAACTGATTGCGGCCAGCTCGCCAAGAAGAAGCAAGATCAAGCGGGCGATGAGCGCGAAGCTCAGCGTCGGGTTGTCTTCTTCGTTCATGCCTTGCCCCATTCCTTCACGACCTCGGCCACGCGCCCGGGCAACTCGCTCGGTTTGCACTCGGCCGCTGCGAGCAAGGCCTGCCGCTTGCCGGCGACGTGCTCGTTGATCGTGTTGTGGAGTTCGATATCGGC